GAGGCTGTCGAGCACTGGTTCAGTGACGACGGCGGCCAAAACGAGGAATTGAAACGCGATGCAGAGCGGCTCAATGTTCAGCTTCCTCCTGAAATGTTTGAGCCTGAAACGTTTGAAATATGGCCTGAGCACATAGACGTTCTGGGAATGTTCCTGCGTTGTCAAACGCAGTGGCGGACAGGACCTAACGGCGTTATAGGACTTGACTACGGCGTGGTGTTAGAGCTTTGCCGCCTTTATGATGTGCAAGACAGGAAGCAGCTGCTCAACGATTTGCAAGTCATGGAAGGGAAGGCCCTCCAACTGATCGCTGAAGCTGCTGAAAAGCAGCAAAAAGCTGCACGCCGTAAAGCCAGGAAATCATGAACCTCAACAGCGTTCTCCGCCTTACGGCAAGGGTCACAGGTGTTCGTGAGTTCACGAAGCTAGACCGTGCGATTAAGAATACAGAGAAGGCGGCGAGAGATGGCGAAAAAGCATTCAAAAAAATGCTCGACTCGCGGTTGTTTAGAACTGCTGCGGTCGCTGCTGCAGGTCTTAGTGCAGCCATTGCTTTGTCAACCAAAGCTGCCACTGACTTTGAGTCGTCAATGGCTGACGTCCGTAAGGTTGTTGATGGCTTAGAAAGCCCGAAAGCTTTTAAGGAGATAAGTCAAGAAATTTTAGATCTATCCAACAGAATGCCGATTGCTGCCAAAGGCTTTGCGGATATTTTTGCAGCAGCTGGTCAGGCTGGAATTCCAAGAAAAGAACTTAAAGCGTTTGCTGAAGAAGTCGCCAAGACGGCTATCGCATTTGACATGACTGCAAAAGAAGCGGGAACGGCGATGGCGAAAATCAAAACCTCTCTCAGCATGAGTTTGGATGAGCTGAACAGGTTTACTGATGCCATAAACCATTTAAGCAACAACACGGCTAGCACTGCTAAAGAGTTGGTTGATTTCACCTTGCGTGCTGGCGCAGTTGGTAAGAGCGCAGGCTTAGCGGCCAAAGACACTGCTGCGATTGGTGCTGCAATGATTGCAGCAGGTGCCGAGTCAAATGTTGCTGCTACAAGCTTCCGTAATGTAATTAAAGCTCTGTCACGCGGTTCGAGCATGACGGACAGGCAGATTGATGCACTTAAGCGTTTGGGTTATGCGCAAAGTAGCGCAGTCACCAATGAAGCAGCTTATTCCGACGCTGTGCGCAGGGAGAGCGAAAACCGCATTGACATTGCTCGCCGTGAAACCAATCAGTTAGCGAAGGAACTCAATCGAAGGTTCCGCGACCAAATGACAAGTCTTCGTGACGAGATGGACGATGAAACTGAAGCATATACAGAAGGTTTGCAAGACAGAGCTGAAGAGCAGATTAAACAATTACGGCGTCAGGAGAGTCAAGAACTTGATGCACTCCGAAAGCGCGAACAAGCGACAGGGAAATCACAGCAAAAAGAAATTTATGCGTTACAAGATAGCTTCGAGGAAAAGATCGATGCAATCCGGGATAACTTGCGGGATGAGTTGAAGGAGCGTCGTCGCGCGGACCGAGACAAGTTGACTCGGTTGCAAGATCAAATGGATGACGAGAAAGAGGTACAGCTGGATGCACTTGAAAAGAATTTTGAAGATATAAAGGCAAAAGAGAAGGCTCTCATGGAGGAAAGGCTTGCCGAGATTAAATCGCAGGCCGAGGCTGGAGCAACTAAAGCTGCAGAGGCTTTGGCTAAAGGTTTGCAGGAGGATGCAGTTGGAACAATCACTGATGTTTTTGAGCGTATTCGCGAGCTGCCAAAAGAGGCGCAACTTTCAACTATTTCTGATTTATTCGGCGACGAGGCAAGAGCAATTCAGCCGTTAATCCAAGATCTTGACTTGCTGAAAAAATCTTTGAATCTTGTAGCAAATGAACAAGATTTTGCAGGTTCAAAAACCGATGAGTTCTTAGCAAGAGTTGCTACTACGGCCAATCAAATACAGCAAGCAAAAAATCAGGTTGAAAACCTGGCAATTGTATTTGGTCAAACGCTTGCGCCTGCTCTTGGCAGCATTATGGAAGCATTTTCCCCGCTTGTGCAGGGTTTTGCGAAGCTGCTCACAGACGTTCCGATTCTTGCGCCAATCATTGCAACGCTTGGCATTGCGTTCATTGGTCTCACTGCGGCTTTGCCGGCCATTGCTGGTTTAATTTCTATTGTTGCCCAGTTAGGCGGGAGTGCAGCTTTGCTGGCTGGCGCTGCTAAGGCAGCCGCATTGTTTAAGGGTGCAGTGGTCGCACTTGGCGGAGCTTTTGCCGCATTGAAGGGCGCCTTTGCTGTTGTTGCTGGAATACTTTCAGGCCCTGTTGGCTGGGCTGCTTTGATCGGCATAGCCCTGGGCGCCGTCTATACTTTTAGAGATGAAATTGGCGCAGTCTTCTACGGCATCGCTTCCACAATAGTTGACGCATTTATTAACCTTGGGGCAACACTTATAGGACCCTTCCAAAACGCAATTGCTTGGATCAATCAAAACTTTTTCGACAAGTTTAAAGAGTTGTTTACGTCGCTCACTGAATACGCCAAAGAGATTTGGAGCAGCTTTACAGACACGCTGACTGCTCCATTTAATGCGGTTGCTGAAACCTTAAAAAGCGTATTCAATTCAATCCTTCAGAAAATCGCCAACATTGTGAATGTGGCTATTGGCCTTTTGAATAATACGATCAAGGGCGCAAACCTGATTCCGGGTATCAACATTCCTGTCATTCCACAGCTGAGCATTCCTGAGTTTGCTGAGGGCGGAATGGTTAACGGTGCTCAGCTTGCGATTGTTGGCGAGGCGGGTCCTGAGTACATCGTCCCTGCAGGCAAGGCTCAGGCATTCGCCAAAAACATTCTTGCCGGTGTTCGTGGCCCTGGGGCCATTCCTGCTTATGCCGAAGGCGGTTACGTTGGGCCTGTGAACATCACCACAGGGCCTGTGATGCAGCAAGGCGGGACAAACTATGTGACTATGGCGCAGTTTGAGGCTGGTATTAAAGACGCCGCTAACGCTGTTGCGCGCAATAGTCGCAGCTATGGCGCACGTCGATTCACAGGGATCAGCTGATGAGCGGCAATCGTGGGCAATCGCAGTTTCTGCGTATTTACACTTCTGGTGGTTCTGACCACCACTTGTGGCAAAACTTTTATGTAAATGAGACGGTTACGGTTTCGTCTAAGTCTTATCGGTACTTCCCGTTTGTTTGGACTGGCGTGGCTGAAAGCTCTGCTATTGGTGAGCAGACCGTTTCGCTGTCAATGCCTGCAACTGCGCTGGCACTTTCTGCATTTGAGGCTGCTTTTGCAAATAAGCATTTATGCGAACTGCAGGCTTTTGAGTTTGATGTGCGCCAAGGAGTATCAGCTCCGCAGTCTGGTCAAACATTGATTGGGACGTTTTTGGGTTTTATCACCAGCATGAGCGGGTCATTTGTTGAGTTGTCTGTTGAGCTTGGGTCTAGCATTGCCCCAGTGGGTGCGCAGGTTCCGCCTAGGACAGCATCTAACCGGCTTATTGGAGTTCCAATCCAACCATGAGCATCCGCGTTGCAGATCCACTATTTCTTTTGTCGGCGCAGACCGGCATGAGCGTCAACGAGCTGCGTGCGACTGCTGCAGAAGGCAATCCTCAAGTGGAAAAGCCGCAAGAGGCGTTAAAGACTGGGGAGCCGATTCCGATCATTTTTTGCCGTCGCACTGATGCGAACAAAGGCGGCGTGATGGTTCAGCCGAAGATGACTGAGGCGAGATTTGCAAACCCACTTAGATTGGAGCGATTTGGGTCAGGTGTAGGAACAACAATTAGTCTTTTCAATATTATTTCACTTAAGTACCGCCTCGTATTAGGTGAAGGCGATATGGAGCAGCTGCAACTTAGAGATTGCTTCTACGGAAACTCTCGCAAGGGCTCTTGGAATCAAAAATATGACGCCCCTGCTGGTACTTGGAACCCAGGGAATGCTATTGACGGTCATATTGACACCGTGTTGTCACTCTCTACAGATAGTTTTGGCAATCAGTTCTATGACATACCTGCCTTCAGTGATTTTTCAGAAGGTGAAACCGTTAGGGCTGGGAGCAGGATATATTACGGCTTAGATGGTAATGGTGATGTAACAAATATCCCATATGTAGAAAGCTCTTTTCCTGCCTTTTGTGGCACTGGCGGCACATACAGCGGCTTGACTACTATAAGCTTTGAATATTCAGTGCGAGAGAGCAAAGCTGACAAGATCGAAAAAACTGTGAGTGTTTTTGTCAGAGAAGGCTTGAAGGTCACGCGACTTGTAGACGACGTTGAGGGTGGTTCTGATAATTACGCCGATCTGGTCAAGTATCTGTTTGAAGCCAATGGCAGGCTGGACTCTGACCTTGTTGATACTGCTTCGCTTACGATCGCGGCTAACTTCACAAATGCAAACGGTTTCTTTTTCAACGGCAAGTTAGAGAAGAGTCAGAACTTGCTTGATTGGCTCCAAAAGACATCGGTTAATTTCTTGCTGCGTCTTTCTAACTCTGGCGGCAAGTTTGGTCTGCTGCCACGGTTGCCCTACAACACAGATCGTACTATTAACACAGGTCAAATAACTCCTGAGTTTACTTTTACTGAGGAGCACGTTCTAGATGGAGGTTTTGAAATTGAATACATCAGTCTTGAGGATCGTGAGCCTGTTTGTTTTGTTGTTCAGTGGAGACAGCAACCTAATGCAGATTTTGGCTTAGTTCGCACTGTTCAAGTGCGTTATCAGAACGAGGCCGCAAGCGGTCCGTTTGTAAACATTGATATGAGCGACTATTGCACAAGCGAAGATCATGCGGTGAAGGCTGGCACATATCGCCTAGCGCAACGCAAGTTCGTCACCCATCACCTACGCCTTACTGTCCGCGAGCGCAGTTACAACAGCACGCTAGTTGTTGGTGATCTTGTGCGTGTTCGCTTGCGACGTGAGACAAGCGAAGGGCAGGTGGAGTATCACGACAAGATGTACGAGATCAACCGGATTGAGAAAACGTTTGAGAGCAGGATCGTCTACGACTTAACTCATTTTCCTATTGATTCGCAGGGGCGCAGCATTGTTGCCCGTGCTGTTGATGCTGCCTCTGGAGCTGGCAACACCATCGATGTAGGCAGGAGTACCTTTAATGGGGATGAGAACAGCAGCACTAGCACCTCAACGATTGGCACTAGCAGCGGTGGCGGTGGAACCCAGCCAAGTCAAGACGACACTGAGCAAGAAATTACAGATCCTGGCGAAGAAGATTCTTCTTATCCCGACAAGCCCAACAACCCTGATGATCCTCTTGATGGCGATGATGCATGTCTCACGATTGGCGGGTATAGCGGAGACATTCCAGAGGTTGGAGATACTCTGACAGCCTCGTCAGCGCCGACAGGGGCAACCATTGAATGGTTCAAAGTTCCTTTGGGTGGAGGTGACATAGTGTCGCTGGGCTCTGGCGTTAATTTGGATCTAGAAATCACTGACGAAATAGCTGGCGGCGGAGCCAGCATTTATGGCGTTTCAAGAACTGCAGACCCCAGCTCTCCAGACGGACTGGGACCTGCTTGTGTTTCAAGCACTCTCAAGCTTTACGATGAGATTCTGGAGTGCCCTGGCGGTGGAGATGCAGGCGGCCAAGGTGGTTCGACGAAAGTTATTGATGTTGGCACCGCATACCCTGCGTCGTTTACCTTTACATACACGGCTTATACGATCCAAGATCGGTTCATCATTACTGGCGCAGCAAGTTTGGATACAGGCTTCGTAAGTGGAACAAACGTGGCCGTCACAGTGGACAAGACCAGTGCAGATCGTTACATCACCGTTAGAGTTGTGGCGCCAGAATCAGGCACCGCTTGGAATTACAGCGTCGGATGCGCTAGCTAATCATGGCTGATTTTCCCACATTGACTCCAGCAACTAGGACTTACACGCCTGGCTCTTATGCTGTTTTGACGTCTGAGACACTGTCTGGCAACCAAGTTTCTGTAAGGCGGACAAGCTCTGCCACCAATTACCGACTGTCAATGACATTTACCAGCTTAAGCCTTAATGACTCAAACACTATTTTTGGGCACTATGCAGTCCATAACAGGTTTCAAGGATTCGACTTGCCTTCCTCAGTAACAGACGGCGGCGGACTTTCGTTTCCAACAAATTACCAGTGGATTTATGCGAGCCAACCTGAGGTAAATTTTTCCAGCGGCAATGTCGAAGTAACTGTAGAGCTTGAATTAGTTGCACCTTACAACATCTAATTATGGCAGGCACAACCTTCCCGACCCTTTATCCAAATTCAATCTCATTTAGCCACGGCTTGGCGCAGGTCAGTGAATACACTTCGTTTGGTGTTGGTCCGATCAGGTTTAGGAATAACAATTTTATAAACGCTCAGCGTTTCACGCTTGAGTATCAAAACATTCGACAGGCCTCTGTTGATTTAATTAGAACCCATTACATAGAGAACGGCGGAACCTCTGGTGACTTTTTAGTGCCTACGTCCATCCTCGGCGCTGCGAACATCGTTGATGGTGATAGTGGCTTCAGGTATGTAGAAACTCCGCAAGAGCAGCACTTTGGTGTTTATTTCAACGTCACGGTGACGCTTGAAGCGTTGCGTGGGCTTCAGTTGGAGTTTGCTCTAAACGGTGGCCCGGCGGCATTGCCTGCAGAGGAGGCGGTCAGCAAGTTTGTTTTTGACGGTACTGCTCCATTCATTTTGAATGGATCTACAAGCGCCTTGGCTACACTGATTCTCAAAGCAGACTGAGCAAATGGCCGCCACTGA